CTTGACGCTTAGCAAACCAGAATGCATCAAGCATTGATTGCGGATTAAACTTGTTAACAACGCTGCTTTGATCGTTATCAAAAGTCTTTTTAGACCAATAGTTTTGAATAAGTTTACGAAGATAAGCTTCTGCTTTTGGAGGAGCCATATTACCAACATCAACGTTAAATACCAAACGCTCTGGCGCTCGTACCAACCGATAAATAACAATCGCATCTTCAATTAATGATAATTGTCGATAAGGTCTACGTGCATTTTCGAGAAACGGTACTACAAAATCTTTCGTTTCATTATAAACACCTGAGTTAGCATAAATCAATTGATTTTGCTCCATTGGTATCATTTCTGTCTTTTCAATTTTATCTGGTTGTGTAGTACTAAAAATGGGCTTCTTATATATATAACCCTTTACAAGCATATTTTGAATATTGTTATAAACAGGATCCACGATCTCTGCTGGTATATTCATTAAACCTAAAACTCCTTCTCTGGTATAATTTTCATGAAGAATTAATTCAAAGAACACTTCACCCTCAACCAATAATTGACGAAAGTATTGCCACCCCTTCGATCTTAACTCAAAAAAGTCAATATATTTATCAAATTCTGAATCAAGTTTCTTTTTATCATCGACTGATAAATCTATATTTTCATAATGTATTTTCGCAGTACGTCCATTTTCATCAATATTAATACACTCATCACATATTTCATCCAATGCATCTGATACCTCAGAATATGCAGCCATAACCCGATAGTCTCTTAACCTACCACCTTTATCAGAATCTTGCGATGCATACATTACATCCTGGAAAGAACCATCTTTACCAAAATCTCCTATAGGAATATTATTATATGGATTAGATGATGTAACGGATGATTTTGCTAACGCTTCCGCTCGTTGAGTACCATGTTTTGCAAAATATTTATATTTGGTATTTAGAGAGTCATCTTGTTGACTTGCGTACGGTAATCTGTTCGAGATATAACTCACGAGATTTCTGCCAAAAGTAGCAGCTCTACCGTCATTTGTTGGAGAAGTATCAGCCATCTTTAGTTATTTATTCTGCGGTGAAGTAGAAGCCATCAATTTCTGCTGAAGTCTTCCATCCCGCTGGGTTTTTGACAATAACATCGAATCTACCAGAAGCGGTAAGTGCTGGTATCATGATGTTTAGGATTTGATTATTAAGTACATTCCACTGACTAGAGGGTAGAATATAACCGCTTACTTCACCTGTGTAAGTTGTATTTACTGCAGTGAAACCTGTTGTAATAGCGCTATTCGAACTAAGCATTACAAACTCTGTTCTATCATAGTTATTACCATATAAAGTATAACTTCTACCACCGGCTGAAGTATTAGTTACAATAGTTGTCGGATTATCTATAGGTAATAAAGATCCAGAAGTATTAAAATAGACATTTGTAATTTCAGGTACACCTGAAAGAGTAATCGTTTCAACGTCTCCTACTGTTGATGATACATTTTGAAAAAACGTCTCATAATCTAATGACGAAAGGCCTTGGTTAAAATTAAAATCAGGTCTTACATTTACAAAATTATTTTCAATAAAGTATATAGGAGAACTCTTTTCATTTTTATTTCTAAATAACCAACCTTTAATAGTAAATGTTGTATCAGCAACAATTCTAAATTTTTCACTGTAGGTTGTTTCGGTAGGAGTATTTAAACTAATATTCTGATCCCATAATACTTCTGATCTAATTTCTACAGTATTATTAATATCTGTTGACATTGGCTCTTTCCACGCTAGTATAATATATGGGTCAGAATATGGTAAAAAGTTAGAAATAATCTGTTCCATGTCCTGCATATATCTACAAAGTATGGACATATTAACTGTTAAGTTAACAGGTGTTGGAGTTCTAATAGCTGAAGAAGAATTAGCGTTAGCATAATTTTCAAAATTATCTAATTTATTGAAAACCCGCTCAGTATCATATGTAATACCAGCTAAATCGACTGCTACCACCGGCAGCTCTATGTTTTGCGCTTTATTAACTATATCATACATTATACGCTGCTTAGGTGCAAACACATATCTTACAGCTACCTCTTGCCGGGCATTATTATTTTTATCATAACGTTTAACAATGGTATCATCAAATGCTGCGACAAACTGAGTTAAGAGATCCTTAACTTCGAAATTGTAAGTATAATTTTTCAAAGCTATATATATTTAATACTTAAACAAATCTTTCGAGGAAGTATTTTGGTAACTTATGTTTAGATCGTAAAATACTATCAACAATTGTACCATCTAAAATATAAGTTATGCAAGTATCTTTCTTAGATCGTACACCACGACCACATGCTTGAATTAATGAACATAACATTTTATTTTGATACCAATCAAAGTCATTTTTCATCATTCGTTCAATCCTAACATCCTTCGTAGGTAGAAATGGTGCTTTAATTAGTATTTGAAACTTTGCTAGATCACCTTTTAGATCAACTCCATAAGACATCGATGGTGAAACGAGCACAGTCGGTTGCGTACTTGACATGTGCTTATCTAGAATATCTTCATTTTTAACTCCAGGTTCTCGGTATAAAAATCTATCACCATATAACATGGTACCAAGTTTAGCAGTTATACTATTATTTTGAGAATGAATGATACCTTTATCATTTGCATGGTGATTACATATCTCAGCAACCTGTTTAATGATACGTGGTAAATACTTATCCATAGTATGATAGTTTAACTTATACTTAGGATTACAGACAATAGGTGCTTTTTTAGGATCAAAACTTGATTCTGCTTCCACATATTTATAATCGGTAATACCTAATGACTTACAAAAATTATTTGGATCAATTATTGTAGCTGACATTAAAATAACCTTGTCTGCATAATCAAATAATCTATATGCCAACTTATCAACTTTTAGCGGCATAAATGTAATACCAGTTTCATCTTTCTCGTAAACATATTCAGACTCTTGCCACGAATCGGTTACTTGCTCAACCTTATTATGCAAGTTCATTAATCGCTGCATATTGGTAGTAAGATCTAAAATAGCTTTTTTGTTATTTGTCCTTTTTACAGATAAAATATCTTTTATATCATCAATTTTATCTGTAAGGTCGAGTTGCAACTCAGTCAACCATTTAACAGCAGACATACGTTTAGTTAACGGTCTAACACAAATATCCATCCTCGCAAGAAACTTATAATCAACTTTACAGGTAAACTCCTTAACAAGCTGATCCTCTAACTCGGATGCCTCATCACAAATTAAAAATTGTCTCTTTTTAAGATGGCTTGGTAAAGCAAAAAACATATTATAGTTTAATGTATTAAACTGCGATACTAACGCTTTGTTTCTAGCTTCATAATACGAGCACTTATTTTTTGCCCAGCAATCTGCTTTTAAATTAGCAGAATGTAAGCATGGCGCTACATCAACCGGATAACGCTCATCAATTGCGCATTGATAATTTGACTTACCTTTCACGACAGCTGTTTCATCAAAAAGATCTTTATATTGATCTTGTAGAGCTTTTGTAATGGTTAATGCCGTACAACCAAATGGGGGTGCTTCCTCACATTCATCCTGATAGGTATAACCATTCTGCGTCCTTTTATATGCAGCGTATGACGTAACTAGCTGCCGAAACTCATCAGGGCTCTCATCAGCAACATTACCCAAAGATTTAGATATAAAACTCTTACCACTACCTGTAGGAGCATTGCAAATTACAAATTTACTCCCTGTATTGAAAGCTTCATCTATACTTTTAAGTAGTTTAACTTGAGATGGGTTAGGGTCGTAACCTTCTGGAAAATGCTGCAATAAATTATTAATCACCTACAATGATTATAGTCGCGAGCTGCTATAAATCAACTTCATCTAAAGGCATTATATACAAATTTTCATTATATATCTTGGACTTCTTAGATGAATCTAAAAATTTAACCTGTAATTGTAAGTCGCCTACATTTAAAAATTTATCCAACTTATAGCAAAGTATTGTTTTTGTACCCACTGTTGATATATCAAACGGGTAAGGTATTTCATATATACGTGTTCTTACTTCATCTTCTAAAGTTAGTTTAGCATAATGCTGTTTAATTTGAAAAATTCGTAATTTACCTTTCCTAATAACTTTACGGTCCGTACATATAGCAACCGTTTGAAGTAGATATGGTTTTATGCAATCGGAAAATTTTTCAAGTGATACGTTCA